TGCCACGGCCAGGGTCACCGTAGTGACATTGCGGATGCCGCAGCGCTTGCAAAATCCTCTGGCCTCCGGGCTGTTGCCGAGGCAATGCCAGGTGTCTTCATCAACAACTACCGCGGACTGGAGGCGTACCTCACTATCACCGAGGATCTGCCCAAGGACGCCTCCTTCAAGCCCCGCCCCTGGCAACAGAAGCTGCTGGACACCATCGCCCAGCCCCCAGACGACCGACACATTATCTGGGTATCTGACACCGCCGGCAACAAAGGCAAGTCCCGTCTCACCCGCCACCTGCTGTGCGAGCACGGGGCGCTCGCCCTCTCTGGGCCCCTGGCTGATATGAAGTATGCGTTCTGCACCAAGCCTGCCCGCATCGTCATCATGGACATCAGCAGGGCCCAAGCTGAGTTCTGCCACGGCTTCTACACCATGGCAGAACAACTGAAGAATGGCTTCATGTTCAACACCAAGTACACGTCCAAGCAGGTGGTGTTTGAACCCCCCCATGTCATCTTCATGTCCAACTCTGAGTGGGACAGGACCAAGTGGTCTGCTGACAGGGTGATCCACATCAACCTGGATGTGGACAACGACATGGCAGTAGCCAACCGTTTCATGTAAGACACAGGGTCTATAACCTGGGGGCTTTTAAGCCCCACCAAATCACAAAAAATTAAATTCCCATTTTCCCGAAGTGTGGGTAACTCTTCGCTACGCTAACCACACTTTGGGAAATTACTTTGGAAAAGTTTGCTAATAGGCCTGAGCCGGGGCCTTCGGCCCCTCGCTAAGAAAATTATATAGCCGCGGCGCTATTACCTACTTGATATGCCTCGCGTTGGCATGGTATATGGATTCGCTGGGCATGAATATGGATTTTCAGGTGGGAGGATCACGAACGTGTTATTAGTGGTGTTTATAAACACCTTTTTTTTGTTTTTTATGGTGCCTTTGTATGCACCGAAGTTGCCTGTCCACCAACAACATAACTTGAAATAGTCTGTCTGTTGTACTGATGGACGTTCGACATAGGCGTCGAACCGTACTGCTGCTTGAATCCCATTCTGTAATGAATAGTTCCAACCAAGTCAGCCTCCCTCCCATTCTCGTTCACGCCTGCCGGAATGCCGCCTCCAATGATAGCACCAGCAGACGTACTCAATAGCTGTACCTCCGGCACATACTTGATGACCACAAACGTAGTTCGTTTGTCGTACAGATTCTCTGACACATGTGCCATCTTCAATAGCCGTGATGTCCCATTCCGTATCGTCTTCTCCACTACCCCCCCAGGGGGCAGATACACCTTGCACTTATGTGTAATCTTGTAGAAGTCGTTGAAATCGGTTGAGTCATTCAACGACAACATCGGATTCGTCCACAGATGTAGGTTATTCGTCTCACCGAGCTGCCCAACACGAGCAAGCCCTAACTGTCCCAGCTCCAAAGGCGTCATCGCATTAGGACTACTCGTCGCCCACCCATTAGGATGTGTGCCAAAATTCAGGACAGCAGCATCAGTCTGCCAACCGCCAGACTGAAGCTTGAACATACTACCCTGAATCTTATTCTTAGGCTTCACAATCATCATCTCCAACGTCATTGCATAACTCTTGATATTCTTGAACTGAATCTTCATAGTAGAAGCGCTTTGCCTCCACGAGCATTCGCCCTTTGGCTCAATGCTCGGATTATTCGCCACTCCCTCCTTATCAAACGTGCTCGACAACACTGTAGGTCCAGTTGCCGGCACTTGCGTAGTCGCAAATACAGCTTCTTGCTTCAATATAGTACTAATCCCTGCTGGGTTTGTCGTTGCCGCATACGAACACGGCGCAATTTGCGCGTTACCAACATTGTTCGACCCGCTTGCTGTTTGAAGCGGATCCAAACAAAATTGCAGCCATTTCACTGCTCCATTCGAAGTACTGGTGAAATTGTTGGCTTCCCATGCATAAGAATACAACTCGGTAGACCGCGGCAACTCGCTGTACACAACGCTATTTACTTTGCGAGCAAAAGCCTGATACTTCTTGCTGCGCACTCCAAAAGCCTTTGGCTTCCAATCCTTGCACTTTACGAACGTTCCGACGACGTCCGTCTTGCGTCGTCTAAGAGCGCCCTTACGTGGCTTCGTAGAAACGCGCTTACTAACAGCGCGATAAGTGCGCTTAGCAGTGCGATAAGCCCGGTGCACTCGCTTAGCCAAGCGCACGCCATGACCTACTGCGCCTAACGCGCTCTGACTCCAATGCTTACGCTTTCCTAGTTTAACCATTCAAATATAAATAATACTACGGATCAGCGGGACCGCGGTTTTATACTGTAGCAGTCGGTAGCTACATAGTAGGTGGATCAGCAGGACCTGTAACAGCGCGAAACCGCGCCTGTAGCAGTCACGCCCTATTTATTGCGCGCGACCTCACAATTCTTTACAACAATGTCCGCCTCTAACCGCGACTACTGCTTCACTGTCCACTGCGCTGCTGAGAATGACTGCCCCGCTGATTACCCCGACGGCCTCCTCGCCTTCTGGACTGACCGACTATCTGGAGAGTCTCCTTTCGCTGGAGTTGACCTCGTGCGCTACGCCAGCTACCAACTGGAGCAGGTCGCGCACCTCCACGTACAGGGCTTTATTCAGCTCACCAAAAAAATCACCCGCAACACGCTCCAGAAGTCCGTCCCCTTCCTGGCGCGCGCTCACATCGAGCCCCGAAAGGGCACCGTCGACGAGGCGCGCAAATACACCACCAAATCCGACTCCAGGGTCGCTGGCCCATGGGAGTACGGTGAGTGCCACGGCCAGGGTCACCGTAGTGACATTGCGGATGCCGCAGCGCTTGCAAAATCCTCTGGCCTCCGGGCTGTTGCCGAGGCAATGCCAGGTGTCTTCATCAACAACTACCGCGGACTGG